AACCACCCTTTCCCGCATATCAACAATATCCCGCTGAATAGCTTTATTTTCCAGCTTGATATCATCCACACTGGAACGGATATAGCGTATATCAGCGGTCATTGTTGCCCTTTCGGTTGCGTCATGTGAATTGTCCTGAAATTTGTTCCGTCTGAATGAAAAGGCGGTAAATAACAGGGCTGCAACAGCAACCGCAAGGGAAATGATAGTTTCTGTTGACAATGGAATCACCTTCTTTCAAAAAATAACCCGCCTGTTCTTCACAGAATGACGAATCAGGCGGGTCTAACGTAAGAACCGAACAAACACCCATCCAAACCCGGAAGGGGCTTATTCAGCCAATTCAGGGCATTCCAGAGCAATCAGAATTTCCCGGACAGCTTCTTTCAGAGTTTCAGGAACCTGCTGGAAGGTTTTCTTACCTTTGATGATAAGGGTAGCATAAACAACAGCCACTTCAGACACCCCCTTTCCGGTATGAATGAGCAGCCATAGAAGAAGGTTAATCCACATCCCAACCAAGAATCCTTTTCACTTCTTCAACCAGTTCAGCAGGAACATCATCAATGGTCTTCTTACCCTTCCGAATCAGATCAGCATAAATCTTAGCCATAGCAGTTTATCCCCCAATCATTTCATACAGGTCACAAAGCGCCATCTGAGCATCAGTCAACTGTTCATCCATAGAATGAATGTATTCATCCTTCCCATACTGTTTCAGGTCAAATTCGTATTCAGTACGGGTCTGACCATCTTCATCAGGGACGGTGACAGTAGTAATATTTTCCGCAACCCAAACAGAAAATTCATCAATTGTGATATTTTCAGGCGCTTGAGTTGCCCGGACTTTACCATGATTAACCACTAAGAATCATCCTTTCTTGATTAGCTTTTGTGAAATACGCTTGAAGCGCTGATTTCAGCGGTTCAATGTACTTTTGATACAATCGGAATGAATCACACGATTTGAGCCAACCAATATAGCTGAATACACAACAGAAATCAGATAGGGTGAATTCCTTCCCGGAATCCGCTTTCTTCTTCAGTCTGTTCATCTTCCGCTTGAAGGATTGACAGGTTGTTCTTCTTAGAAGTGTATATCCAAGAAAAGTCCTATATCCGAGATAGTCCAGCCCACGGGTTAATGTGGGGAACACTTGCCAATTATCCTTCATGGTTATCCGCATATTGGTTTCAAAGTAGACTTCAATTTCCTTTCGCAGTTCATGAAGCTTTTCTTTGCTGTCCATCAGGATAACAATATCATCCATATAGCGCATGTAATATTTCACATGCTTCACTTCTTTTATCCAATGGTCAAATTCATTGAAATAGAAGTTCCCGCCATATTGACTGAAATAGTTTCCGATAGGAAGACCAATACCGGATTCCAAATACCGCTTTTCCCGTTCTTCCGGGGTTTCATGCCTACCCCGGATATAACGTTTTAACAGCCAATCAGACGGGGGAAGAACTTTGGAAAGCCTTTCCCGGTCTTCCTGTGTTGCGGTATCCACAGAATCAATCACTTCATCCATGAACCAAAGCAAGTCAGGGTCTTTGAATAACCGTCTAAATTTGTCTTTCAGGATTTCATGATTGATGGATTGATAAAAGTGTCTTGCATCAACCTTCAAACAAAACTGTGTGCCGAAAACATCAGTTCTTATCCAGTGATGTAGGCGCTTCAATCCCGCATGAATTCCCCTACGGGGGATAGCAGAATAGGTATCAGTTATAAGGTTCCTTATCAGGATAGGTTCAATCACCTGAATTACCGCCCATTGCGCTATTCTGTCAGGATAATAAGGAAGTTTGTACAGATCACGAATCTTTTTCCCTTCCCGGCGCTGTTGGGTAGTATATTTTGAAGTGTGATGGGTATGATTCTTCAGCTTCCTTTGAAGCTTTGGAATCAGTTTCCCCATTGGTTTATTTGGATCAGAATGAATATCCCGTTCCACCATTAAAACTTCTTCATACCAGCCTTTTCCTTTCTTTGCGTTTTTGTGGGCTTCCATCAGGTTTTCATCTGAAACGATGATTTCCCAAAGGTGACTATGTGTTTTCATTCAGGGTTTTCCTTTCGTATGTACGAATTTAACAAGACGTTCACGCTTCACAGGGAAGGTTACCAGCCTTGCGAAAGGTAATTCTTATATTTTGCCAAGGGGCAAGGCATTTATCATTCAATTTTATCTGAAACAGACTGTCTAAACAGCCTGAATCATTCGTACACTCGCTAAGCGCCTGCCATGATTCCGATTCCGATTAGACGGGGTATTATTAACATTCCAGTTGAATCCGTCAGCTTTCAAGTCATTATTCCAATTCGCACTCAATTTAGCTACACGAATGACTACTGAATAATGCTTTTTATAACTGATTGAGTCTGAAGGAAGTCAACATATATCCCTTCCGGGCAGACTGATAAATGCCTATGAAAAACCGGGAAGCTGTTTCATGCAGCTTCCCGGCTGTCACCAATAGGGAAATTAGGCAACGCCCGGAACATACGCCAAGCGCCCGCCAAGAGTCCGACTCCGATCAGACGGGGCAGTACTAACATTCCAGCCGAACCCGCCAGCCTGCAAGCCATCAGCCCAACGCGCACCCAACCTAGCCACACGGTAACCGCTGGATGAAGTGTTCTGCCAATAGTAGTCCCCAACAGGAACACCCGTAGAAGCGCCACTACCAACATCAGACGGAAGGAACAACCAGTCATAGTTTTCATCATAACCAAAGGCATTGACATAATCATTACCCATAGCAAGGGTGAAACCAACCTGTTTGTAATTCCCGGTCTTTTTGGATTCTTCAAAGCTGAAGTCATCACAAATGTAGGCTTCATGGTCAGTGGTATCAGTATAGATATTGATACCGTCAACCCACTTCCAGATATTGCCCCAGAAGTTTTCTTCACCACGGTAGGACACAATATTGACATTGCTGGTGTTCTGAACAGAACCGGAAGCATTTCCAAGGTTAGCAGTAGCCCCGGTAATTTCACTCATGTTGGTAGCACCGTCATCAGTCTTGTTCACGTTACCGCTACCAATGCAGGACTGAGTATTAAAGGAAGCATATTCCACAAGGAACAGCATTTCAGTTGCAGCAGCAGCTTCAATGAAGGACTGATACCAACCGGAACCACGGTTTTCAGCAAGAATACCTACCTTGCGTCTGGTAGCATCCTGTGTCAGACCGGACAGCGGTTTAGCATTGGCAATAGAACAAAGCTTATCACCCGTAGAAGCGGTAAAATCCGCAACCTGTGAATCATCCAGAATATAAGCGGAAGCGGAAACATCATACAGGGAACCTTCATAAGCGGACAGATAAACAAAGTCCTTTTCACCCTTGAACAGCGGATGAAGTTTGAATCCAAGTTTGGGGTTGGGGCTGATAAGATAACGGGCTTTCCGCAGATGATAACCACGTTTACCAGCAATCTTTTCAACCTTCAGCGGAACAACTTTGTAATAGAATTTGGGCTGTTTCACCATAACCTGAACAGCGGTTCCAACGGCATAGGTCACACCGTCCACTTCAACAGCGGAAATCAAAGCGCCCGTTTCAGTGTAGGCAGTATCACCGTATTTGGCAACTTCAACACCACCATCAGTCAGGTTACAACGATACCGACCACCCCACGGGGTCAGGGAATCAAAACCAGCACCCGCATTCCTTCCAACCGCCCCGCCTACACGGGTAAATGTACGGTTAGCAAAGTCCACTTCAACACCATAAATGTCATCATCCGTCATGCCAACATAGGCTTTCACATCAGACACTTCAGCTTCAAGGGACTGGATATCAGCAATAGAAGCATAACCAGCCGGGTCAACCGTAAGCGTAACCTGAGAAGAAGCGCCCACGGTAATGACAAACTTGAACACCCCACCGGAAACGGTAATTCCGTTGTAAGGGGGCATATAACCAGCAGTGATAGCCCTTGCAGCAGCATACAGGATTTCACCGTCATCAGGATCAGTGGCATAAATACCAATGGTCTGAATGTTGTAGCCTGTTGCAAGCTGTGTGTTGTCAACCGCCCCTTCAATCTGAATGGAAGTGGAATTGATAACCGTTTTCTTAGTTACCGGGG